AAAGATATCAAATCCACAGAAACCAAGTTTAACGGACGTGGTAATGAGAATCTTATCCTGTTACGAGTACGGTAAATACTCCATCAGGAGTGGCTATGTCTAGTGACAGCTTAGAATTTAAAAAACAAGAGTTAATCCAGTATGCGCAATTACAGTTAGGCGATCAAATGATCGACGTTGAACTGGATCCTGCTCATTACGAAGCTGCTTATCAGCGTACTATCGGAACCTACAGACAACGTGCTCAAAACGCCTATGAAGAATGCTATATCTTCATGGAATTGATCACTGATCAAAACGAGTACATCCTGCCCAGCGAGGTTATACAGGTAAGACAGATTTTCCGCAGAACGTTTGGTCTTGCTACTGGTCCTTTCAGCAGTGCATTTGATCCTTTCAGTCAGGCGCAGATGCAGGTTTATCTGTTGAACTTCAATCAAAGCGGCGGCCTAGCTACCTATGATTTCTACACTCAGTATGTGGAGCTAGCAGCACGTATGTTTGGTGGCTTTATTAATTTTACCTGGAATCCTGTAACTAAAAAACTGCAATTAATCCGTGACCCCAAAGGTACCGGTGAAAATGTTTTGCTCTGGGTTTATCAAATCAAACCAGAAGTTCAGTTGTTGTCTGACTATCAGATTAGCCAATGGATCAAAGATTACATGGTAGCTGCTAGTAAGATGATGGTGGGCGAAGCACGGGAAAAATTTTCGCAGATTGCTGGTCCGGGCGGCGGCAGTACGTTAAACGGTACTGCTATGAAAGCAGAAGCCCAGACACAGATGGATTCGTTAATAGAACAACTCAAGATTTATGTAGATGGTTCGCAGCCCTTGACCTGGGTAATTGGTTAATCTTCACTCTAAATATTTGATTTTTAGTTTTAATCTGTTATAATAGCTCTATGCATCTCATGATTGACATAGAAACACTAGCCACGGCGCCCGACGCTACAATTCTAACTGTAGCTGCTCAGGCATTTGACCCGTTGGGTCAAGGCTACTACCAATCCAGCTACTACGCTAGAGTGGACTTTGAAAGCCAGGCTGATCGTGCCATTGAACAAGGCACACTAGATTGGTGGGCAAAACAAAGTGAATTTGCTCGCGAAGAGGCTTTCTCTGAAAGTGATCGAAAACCACTGGATCAGGTGCTTGATGAGCTTGGCAAGCTGATATGGAAAAGCAGTGCTATCTGGGCCAATGGGCCAACGTTTGACATGACCATATTAGAAAATGCCTACAAAAGCTATAAAAAACCCTTGCCCTGGCAATACTACAAAGTCCGTGACTGTCGCACAGTTTACATGCTTTGGCCCAACGAAAAGTTCTGGGACGCTCCAGTTGCACCAACACTGATCAACAATGAAGTACACCGCCCGGCAAGTCATCATGCTCTTGATGATTGTCGTAGACAGATTGATTTGCTGCAAGAAACACTGAAACAAATTGGAATAAAGGATCTAGCATGATAGTGGGATTTGTTGGCTTGATAGGATCAGGTAAGGACACCGCAGCGGACTTTTTGGTTAATTTTCACGGATTCAGGCGAGACAGTTTTGCAAGCACATTGAAAGATGCTGTGGCCAATGTGTTTGGCTGGGATCGAATCATGTTGGAAGGGCGTACCGCAGAAAGCAGAGCATGGCGAGAAAAAGTAGATCCCTGGTGGAGTCGTCGTTTGAATATTCCCCACCTTACTCCTCGTTATATCTTGCAGTACTGGGGAACCGAGGTGTGTAGACAAGGATTTCACGACGATATCTGGATAGCCAGCTTAGAAAACAAACTACAACGTAGCAGCGACAGCGTGGTTATCTCTGATGTGAGATTTCCCAATGAAATTGCAGCGTTAAAACGTGCCGGTGGCCAGATTTTCTGGATACAGCGCGGTGCTTTGCCGGACTGGTACGATTGTGCTTTTGTTGAAAATACCACAGATCTTAATGAACAATGGATATTACAAGATCATGAACAACTCATGGAACAAAAGTATCCAGCAGTTCATGCGTCTGAGTGGGCCTGGGTAGGTCAAAATTTTGATGCAGTAATAGACAACAACGGTACAGTTGATGATCTATACACACAACTTAGAAGTCTGGTTCAAGATCGCCGCGTCGCCATGGCCGATCTTGCCGCTTGATTTCCTCCACGCAGTTTCTACAAACGCTGCGCAAATTACGATGTTCTACACTGTTTAGATCTCCATCTATGTGATACACAAGAATTTGGCTGGGTGTTCTTGCTTTGAAACCACATAGATCACAGCTGGCTTTTTTCTTATATCCAAGTTTCTTCCATTTAGGCTCTCTAGGTTTGAGTTTTTTTTGTTTCCTAGAACAGTTGTCACATTTAGATCTATAATGAACTTTTTCCTGACTGTGATAGTTCACAGCACAGGGTCTCTGTTGACACACAGGGCAAATAGGGCGTTTCATAACTGTATTTACATGCGTGCCTTTGCAAAGGGCAGTGTATCATAGCAGTTTTTGGTGTTTCCGATAAATATCAATAACTTGTAAAAGGAACCATCAATATGGCACTTACATCACCTGGCGTAGAAGTTACCGTTATCGACGAAAGTAACTACATCCCTGCAGCCACAAACACCGTACCGTTTATCATGATTGCCACAGCCCAGAACAAAATTTCTGGCACTGGCCTTGGCGTAGCACCTGGCACATTAGCTGCCAACGCCAACCGAGTATATACTATCACAAGTCAGCGTGATTTAGCCGCTACTTTTGGAGTACCATTCTTCTATCAAACTTCAGCAGGCACACCAATTAATGGGTATGAACTGAATGAATATGGTTTGATGGCTGCGTACTCATGTCTGGGTATCAGCAATCGTGCTTATATTCAACGAGCTGACATTGACCTGGCTGAACTTACTGCTACTCTAGTGCGTCCCACTGGTGACCCTGACAATGGCACTTTCTGGTTTGACACTGGCACAAGTCGTTGGGGCATTTTCCAATGGAATTTGGCTACCAGTGCTTTCACAGAAATCACTCCCTTGGTAATTACCAGCACTGATCAGCTTGAGCCGGCGCCTAGTACACTGCCATTGCAGTCAATTGGCACCATTGGCAGTTACGCAATCAATTCTCTCAATGCTAACAATCCAGTGTATTACAAAAACTCAGTTAATGATTGGGTATTAGTTGGCAGTGATCCATGGAAACTAAGCTGGCCTACTATCCAAGGAAGTCTGGCCCCAGTTACGCTGACTGAAAACACCACTTTCACAGTTAACGATACGCCTATTAACATTGCTGTGTCACCAAACAACACTGTGACCAATGTAGCGTCTTCAATCAATGCTGCAAACATCACTGGTGTAACAGCAGCCGTGGTCGATGGACGTTTGACAATTTATGCTGACAGCAACGCCACAAGTGATGGCTCCACAGCCAACGGTGGTATTGTTACTGTGTACAATGTAACAGGCAACCCACTTGGTGATCTTGGTATTACCCCAAGATCTTATTATGCACCAACTCTACAGCAGAGCCCAAATTATCAGGTGCCACGTTGGCGCGAAACTGATGCTGAGCCTAAAGCAACTGGCTCTATCTGGAACAAAACCACTGCAAGCAATCTTGGAGCAAATCTAGTAATCAAGCGTTATGACAGTGTGCTTGGTGCGTTTGTTCAGCAAGGTTGTCCAATTTATGCAAGTGATCAAGCGGCCAACAAGGCACTGGATCCTGCAGGCGGCGGACAAAACATTCCTGCTAATTCAACCTATGCAGTAACTGATGTTGACCAGGATGACACATTTACATTAGAAATTCTAAAGCGCAGTGCTACAGGACCTATGAATGCTACTGGCAGCGAAATTGATCCAGTGTTTATCAATGGTACTTCGTTTACTATCCGTGCAAGCACTGCCAACAATGACACATTGACCAATGCTGTTGTTGTTACTATCAACGGCTCAACTCCAGCAGCTTTTGTAACTGCTGTGAGTGCTGCTAATGTGCCCAAGGTATCGGCTTCAGTTAATGCCACAGGACAGATGGTGTTAACACATGCTCTAGGCGGAGTAATTCAAGTTGAAGATGTCAGTGGATCACCGTTGTTAACTGCCGGCTTTGACCAGTCAATCAATGCACGAGCTAATCCTGATGGATCATACACACTGAGCAACTGGATTGAATTTGATTACACTGCCAGCGACACAGCACCAGATCAAGATCCAGCTAATGGACGTTTGTGGTACTATTCAGCAGTTGATCAAGTTGACATCATGATCAATGGTGACAACGGTTGGTCAGGCTATCAGAATGTGACCAACGATGTACGTGGATACAATTTAAGTTTGACCAATGCCACTGGTCCACAGTTTGCTACCAGCGCACCTACTACACAAAACGATGTAGCTCAAAGTCCCTTGGTTTATGGAGATCTTTGGATTGACACCAGCGATCTTGAAAACTATCCACAACTATATCGTTGGGAAAATGTTGATGGCGAAGATCAGTGGGTTAAAATCAGCAACGCAGATCAAACAACTGAAAATGGTATATTGTTTGCTGATGCTCGCTGGGGCACAAATGGTTCAGTCAATCCAATCACAGATCCTTTGCCTGGCATAGTCAGTCTATTGACATCTGATTATTTGGATCTAGACGCACCTGATCCAGATTTATATCCAACCGGTGTATTGTTGTTCAACACTCGTCGTAGTGGATTCAATGTAAAACGTTTTGCTGTGAATTACTTCAATGCCACTGACTTCCCTGAAGTAACATTGCCTGCAGAAAAGAATGCATGGGTTTCAGCAAGCGGATTGAAGAATGACGGCAGCCCTTATATGGGTCGTCAAGCACAGCGTGCCTTGATTGTTGCAGCATTGAAATCGGGTATTGATTCAAATACTCAGCTTCGTGAAGAACAGTTGGTATATCAGTTGATTGCAACACCTCAGTATCCTGAATTGGCTGTAAACATGGTAGCTCTCAACAACGAACGTAACAACACTGGTTTTGTGTTGCTTGATACTCCGTTGCGTTTGAGCCCAGAAGGCACAGGCATACTTGATTGGGTAACTGACAACAATGGAGAAGGACTGGCATCTGGTGACGGACTAAACACTGCCAATCAGTACATGGCTACATTCTATCCAAGTTGCCAAACTACCGATCTCAGCGGCAATCCAATTGTTCAGCCTGCTACACACATGATGTTGCGTACATTTATACGCAATGACGAAGTGGCATTCCCTTGGATGGCTCCTGCAGGAACACGCAGAGGTCTTGTTGATAATGCAGATCGCATTGGTTATATCAATGCGCTGACTGGTGAATTTGAACAACTGGGTGTACGTCAGGGATTGAGAGATGTTCTGTATGAGAACGCAATTAATCCAATTACGTTTGTTCCGGGTGTAGGCATCACTAACTTTGGTAACAAAACTGCTACCAGCATTAGTTCTGCTCTGAACCGCATCAATGTAGCTCGTTTGGTTGCATTTATACGTGGACGTCTAGAGCAGATTGGCAAGCAGTTCTTGTTTGAACCAAATGATCAGATCACACGTGATGAAATTAAGAATAGTTGCGAAAGTCTCATGATTGATCTTGTGGCCAAGCGTGGTGTGTATGATTATCTTGTTGTGTGCGATCTAAGCAACAATACACCAGCCACTATTGATCGTAACGAACTTTATGTGGATATTGCAATTGAGCCTGTCAAGGCAGTTGAATTTATCTACATTCCGCTGCGAATCAAGAACACTGGTGAAATCAGTGCTGGACAGACAGCATCAGCACAGGCGATCTAATAGAATATGGACATGATTTTCCAGGATTGTTGTGCCATAAATACTGTATATAGGAGATAAACATGGCCGTATCATCGCTAACAAGAATGACAGTGCCACTGGCCAGCGATCAAAGCTCATCGACCCAGGGCTTGTTAATGCCCAAACTAAAATATCGCTTTAGAGTGATATTTGAAGGTTTGGGTGTGAGCACACCGCGCACTGAACTAACCAAACAGGTTATAGATTTCACTAGACCAGAAGTGACTTTTGAAGAGATTCTAGTGCCAATTTATAACAGCACACTGAAGTTGGCTGGCAAACACAGCTGGGGTGACATCACAGTCAACCTACGTGACGATGCTGGTGGCAACGTGCAGAAACGTGT